TCAAGCGAAGCCTCGCCGGCGTTTTGCCGGGACGATCATCGGGGTATCGGAGACCGGATCTTCGATGACGAGGGCTCGCAGGCCAAAGACGTCATGGACCAGTTGTTCCGTGACGATATCGCCGGGGTTGCCCTCGGCGTTGAGGTCGTCCAGAAGGTCGAGCATTTCGATCTGGTGGACGATGTCGAGAAAGGCGATTGGCTCTTCGAGCAGCAAGATCGGTGTCTCCTGCGCCAGCACCATGGCGATCATCACCCGCTGACGCTGGCCGCCGGAGAAGTCCGAGACGAAGCGGAGAGAGGCTTTCCAATAATTCGGGTTAACGTATTCGAAGGCTGCACCGGCCCTCGCGGTGCATGAGGTAAGAAGAACTCTCCACGTCCAACAGCGTGAGATGTGACGCACAGACCGGGACTTCGGCAATATGCCAAGTCTTTTACCGTATTGTAGCTTGAAGAATAATGGTAGCGGGAGACCGTAGTGGTCACCGCAGCCGACACCCTGAACAAGACGTGATCAGCCTCGGAACATGGCAGGTACAGATGGTCCGGGCGATCAAGAAATACGTCGAAAAGCCCCGTAAATCGCCCTCTCCCGCCAATGATGTCGATCATGTCGACCAAACCGTCACGGGATTTTGAGCCAGTGCCGGATCGCGGCAACCGCCGTCTCACTTGCCCAGCTGGCGAACACCCCGATCGATATCCCCGTGAAGGCGATCAGCCCGCTGATCCCGAGGCCGATCATCTTGATCCGCTTCCAGTCGGCGACGGCCGGCGCGTGCGCGGTCTCGACTGTCTCCTTCAGCGATTGCACCTCGCTGCGGATCTGCGCATCAACTTGGCCGCTGATCGCGACTGTCGTGTCGAGCCGGTTGATCCGGTCGACCTGTTCGTCGAGCCTGGCGTGGATAGTTGCCCTGCTTTCGTGGGCGGCGGCCTTCTCGTCGCGGAAGTCTTCCTGCAGGCGCCGCACGCCTTCTTCGACGCGTCCGAGCGCTCGCAGGAGGTCATCGTTCGATGTCGTCACGCTGGAGGCCTTTACCGTTCGACTGGCGGCTGCCGCTTGGTGAGGCCCGCCAGGCCGTCACGGGCGATGTTGACCAGCGTCTTCAGCACGGCCAGGACGGTGACTGCCGTCGTGGTGTAGGCCGGATCGATCCAGGACGCCGAGCACTCGATCTGGCCCGTCGAAAAGGTCGTGCAGCCGGTTGCCAGCAGGAAAGCCGTGGCGGCCGCCAGCAGGGCGATGACGATGTTCAGGATGTTGTGGAACAGGTTAGCGTTCATTGCGGGCCTCCTTCAGGGCTGTGGAAATGACGAGATAGGTTTGCGCGGCCAGGATCAGCGCATTGCCGGCCGTTACGCTCGACGGATCGGCGCAGATCACCGATGCGCCGTCATAGGCGGCCTGCTCCTTGCGGACGGTGCTGGCTTTGATGTTGCCTGTCAGGGCAACAGTGGTGAACGCCAGGTGCGCCGTCTCGATCAGCTGGCAGGTTTTCGGCAGGCTGCGCTGGATCGTGCCGTCGATCGACGCGGTCGCGCAGGACGTGAGCAAGCAGGCCAGCGCGAACGCCAGCATCGTGTGTAAGATGCGCATAATGACCTCTTAGAGTTTGGATTGGGCGGCAGCGCGCAGTTTGTCACCGCACGCCCTGGCGCCGATGACGGACGGGTCGAAGGCAAGCCGGGTGAAATCCCATTTCCCGCGCTGCTGGATGCCGAGATTGCCTTGCACCTCAGCATGCGACAGGACGGTCTTGTCGGTGATCTTGATGCCGTAGCGCCGGCAAAGCTCGGCAACGACGGAGGACAGCACATCGAACTGCTTTGCCGTCATCGGATATTTGCCGGGGTCGAACGGGCTTTCGTGTGAGCCGCCCATGCAGCAGAGCGAGACGCCGATCGATCCGCTGTTGCAGTTGAGGGTATGGGCGGCATAGCCGGCCTTAGCCGGGGCCTCGTTGAGCTTGATCGACGGGATACCGCGGATCAGCTTGCCGTCGTCTTCGATGAGGATGTGGTAATGCTGCCGGTCGAACTCGCTCGCCTTGTGCGCGCCGGCCGTCCAGTGGCAGATGATGCGCTCCATCTTCGCCGCCGGCATCCAGTCGGCCGGGATAATGGCGGCGGCGCGCGGCCGAGCGGCAGGCGCGACGTTGTCCGGCGGCGCCGGTTGAGCGCCGGCTCGATGCCTTTCCAGTTCGTCGAGCGCGGCGTTCACAGCCGAAATGCTTTCGTCACCGAAGCCGCCATCGGCTCCGAATTTCGGCAGCGGGAAGCCAGACGCGATCAAGCGCCGCTGCAGTGTCTGCACGGTCGTGGTCATGGTGATGTCCTATATTAACGATGTTGCAACTACGCGCTCGACACGAGCAGCAGACGGTGGTTCACTCTGGCACAGCGTGGGAGAGCGTTATGGTTTACGAGTGGGATGGCAGCAGAGCGCGTCGCTCTTACCTGGTGAAGGTCGGCATCGTGTTGCTGGCAACGGTCGTGACAGCCGGCCTGCCGCTTTGGATGGTCGTGAACGCTATGGGCTGAGGCCCGAGCGCGAGGTTACCTCAAATTTTAGGTATTGCTTTGAGAAGGGCTCCTCGGTATCCCCGGAGATACCGCGTTGGTCGGATCGGTTCCCCGCGCGGCTTGGGTGCGGGCTGCTGACCCCCTGCCCGCCCGCACCCGCTCTCACCACGTCAGCACGTCTTCCGGCGCGACGGAGATTGCAGCGATGGCCGCATTGTTCACAGCGGTATCGCTCGACACGATAGGGGCATTCGAGAAATCACAGCTGGTCGGGTTCGGCTGCGGGATCGAGGTCCAGACGTAGAACGGCTTGCCGATACCCGGCTTGACCTTCACAAAGGCGCCGAGATCGATGCCGGGGGCGGTCGTCAGGGCCACAAGGGTATCGACGCCGCTGATCTTGATTTCACATACCAGTTTCATTTGATCGTTTCCCATTACTGGACCCTGATGACTTCGAGCGAAAATTCGGCCGGGTCGTATGGGCCGGATGCATTGCTCGCGTTGATGATGAGGTAATCCTCGCCCTTCTCGACCACGAGCGCCTGGCTCGTGCCGCTGTAGGCCTTGGCGAGATATCGGGTATTGGCCTGCGCCTCCGAAAAGAGCACCAGGTAAACGCCGACATCCATCCAGACGGCGGCCGAGAAGTTCACGGCGGTATCGATCCCGCTGATATCCATGTCGGAAACGGCAAAGTTGCCGACTGCATAAATTACGGGCGTCGATGGCAATGGCGGAGGCGGCGCGTTCACCAGCGTGTTGACGAATTTGACGACGCCACCGACACGCTCAACGCTGGTCGCCACCGCCATTTTGCCGGGCGGAACGTCATCGGCAGGTGCAGGCAGATATAGGCCGATTGCCGCAAGCTCGTCGTCGGACCATACCCACTCAACGGTCAAAGGATGCCGAACGTCATTGATCGCCTCGCCGGACCACGGCACAAAGCCGCCCGGCGTCTCAAGATAGAGCGTCATGGTATCTCCAATCAAAGAGGGGTGCCGACGATTGACCAGTCGTCGATAAAGCGGGCATCCACGCTGGCCGGCCCGCTAAGCACGATACTTATCGTCACGTCGTTATTGCCGGGATTGTCAAACCCGCCCGACATCTGAGCCCAGCTTGTGACGGCGTTGCTGCTGATGGATGCCAGTGTCACCCATGAGCCCGCCGCGATCCGATAGCGCAGGACAACGTTGTTACCTGAGCCGACTGAGTTCACCGCGCGGTGCCAGAACGAAACGTCGATATGGCATCCACCTGCTCGCGCAGCCGGGATCGTATATTGCCCTTCGCCGTTGACAGATCCACTGCTCGCTGTCGCCATTTGGCAACCACCCGGAGAAGTTCGAACGGCGTCAGCAGTCGTCGTTTGAGCGAAGCCGCCGCTGACCTGCGTCCATCCGTCTCGGTCACTCGCAAATGTGCCGGAATAGTTGAACCCAGGGCCTTTCAGGAGGGGGACCGGGAAACCAGGCAGTATCATGTATACACCAAATGGCTGACGATGATTTCGCTTGTTGAAGCCGCCGTAAGGATCAGCAGGATTTTGCGGGTGTTTGTTACCGTGTCAGTCGGCAGGTCACCCTTGTAATTCGTACCAAATGAAATTGTTCGGGCCGTCGATGTACTGGCGACTAACAGGATCATGATAGTATCCCCTTCCTCGACTGACGTCGGGTTGGAAATGGTCATGTTGCCGGTCATCGTGCAGGTCCTATACCAACCATCAGTCCAGACCAACGACCTGGTAGCAGAATAGGCCAGCGCAACAGCCGCCTTCGTGGCGCCGAGTTGTTCGGGCGTTGCGACAACGTTGGCCGTTCGTGCCCTCAATTCGGCTGGCGTTGCCAACTCGACGACGCCTGTCACAGTGTCCGAGGCCGATTGCTTCAGGTTGCCAAAGGCCGCGGCAGCATCACTGGCGCCCGTACCGCCGTTGGCAATCGATAGATCCGTGCCAGACCAGTTGGCGTTATTGATTGTCGCCAGCAGAGCAAGAGCGCCGAGACCGGAGATATCCGAGGCCGCGATCGAGAGCGCAGTCTTGAGCGCGGCAGCAGAGATTGCGCCGGTTAAGCCAGCGACGGACAAAACGGAGTTGGGCGGCGTCAGCAGCTCTTTCCAATCCGCCAAAGTCGACGGGCTGTTCGTCGAGAGAATTAAGCTCTTGTTGAGATCCGTCCGGATCGCAACATCGCCTGTTTGGGCCGTCAACGCCAACATCGCGGACTGGTTATTGACGACGAAGGTCTCGGTAATCGCCAGCGACGGCAGGATCGACGTGTCGAGCTTGCCGCTTCCATCAAGGACGGGAATGTTGCCGGCGGACGTTCCTTTGACGAGTTCAAGCAGGAGCCGCATTGCGGCATAGTCTGCGGCGGTCAGCAGCGCACGGCCGTTGGCCGATGCATCAGAGATTTGCGCCGCAGGATGGGTGTGCTCTGCTGCTGCGAACGCCGATGCATCCTCTGCTGCAGCAGACCCGAGCGTTGGCAAGTTCTCAAGGTCATCATAGGAGCCGGAGTAGGCGACAGCAGCCAGATCGCCGCCGGCGCCGCCGCCAGTCCGATATGCGCCGGATGCGAGGGAGGGACCGGTCATGCCGGTATCCCCGCGATGAAATCGCCCGGCTTGCAGCCGATGTCCTCGATCACTCCTGCCTGGATCAGGATGCGCGGATCTTGGGTCGGGTCAGGATCGCGGCCGATCGATACCCACCAGTCAGCCGAGGCCTTGAAGCGGATGACCGGCTTTTCGCTCGATGCCCCGTTTGCTGTCACATCTTGCGCCGTCAGGGTTTCGGACCAGACGACATCCCCGAAGATAGGTTGCCGCGTAAACGTGTTTGTGGTGTCGCTCACGTATGATCCGCAAGCAATGTGCAGGCCTGAAAATGCCATGGCTGGTGTCCTTTACGAGACTGCCTTGATCCAGTCGTAGGTGTGATCGAAATTCGGGACTTGGAACTGTGTCGGCAGAGTACGGATGCCCTGCATGATCCGGCCGGAGGCGCCGCATACGAGGTAACGTGTCGGCTGGTTCGGGTCGAACGTGACACCACGCAGGGTGTTCGTCACTCCGGTAGGAGTTGCCGACCAACTGATGCCGGTCTTTGAAAGTCTAGCAACGCCCGTATCGCCAACAGCCAGGAACCCGGCAGAGGAGTATTCGACGTTGTAGAGTGCCGTCGTTGTGACCGTCCCGCGCGACGTCCAGGTGATCAGATCAGGCGATGAAACAATCACTGCATTCTGGGTCGGAGTGAGACCACCAACAGCGACGTATGTCCCTGCACCGAAAGTAACTCCGTTGAGGTTGGTCGTCGTCCCCGAGGTTCTGGACGTCCATGTTATGCCGTTCGGTGACGTCAGGATGCGCCCAGCACTCCCAACAGCCACGAAGATGTTGTTGATGAATTTAACGTCGTTGATAGCGGTGGATATGCCCGACGACCTTGCGGTCCATGTCGAGCCGTCCGGCGAGGTGCTGATTTTCCCTCCCGTGCCCGTAATGACGAACAGGCCGGCGCCAAAAGCACTCCCGAGAATAGCATCGCTGCCACCAGTGAAACCCGTTGGCACGAAGGGAGTGCCCCACGAGCTACCGTCATTCGAAAGCGACAGCTTTGCGAAGCCGTCGGCTGCGAGATAGATCGATCCGTTCTGGGCAAGGCGCCGGATGCGGAATGAAGTCAATGTCGCCGCTACGGTCCAGGTATTGCCATCGACGGACCTCAGAATGCGAGAATTCGTGCCCTGGTCTTCACCCATCAGAAAGCCGAACGAGGTCGACACGATTTCGTAATCCGTTGCTGCAGACGGGTTGGTGATGTTGGTCCAGATCGCGTCATCGGAAAGCGGCGGCAGGATCAGAGACAGTTCGGGATAGTCGTCGACGTCATAAAGTGCCCCGTCGCACTTCAGCCAATCGCCCGTCAGGTCGCGAGCGGAACGCAGCATGTCGCCGACCTTGAACGCAGCTGAAGCCGTCGAAGGATTGAGGAGCACGAATGCGCCGTCACCGCCGTCTGCTACAGGGTCGAAGGTCATCAGATAATAGCCGCCGGCGATGATGTCGCCGCGGTTGACGTCGACAAGGCCGGCCGCCACGGTCTTGTAAACCGATTTCGCGCCCAGCCCGTCCAGGTCGATCGTCACGCCGCCGGGGTCGATATCCTCCAATGCCCGGAAACTGAGATAGACCGTGTCGGCATAGGCCGTGTAAACCCGATCCGTCGCAATCGTGATGGCGTTTGCCGTGCCGCTAACCGTGTTGACGCCAGCCAAATCCTTCGCCGAAACCAGCCCGAGTGAGGCGGCCGCGCCATCTGCCGTGGATGCTCCTGTCCCGCCTGCAGTTATCGGCCGCGCAGCATTGAGATCAACAGTCAGATCGTCGAGGAAACCATTGTATTTCCCCGACTGAATGGTCTGCAGCGTGACGCCCTTCGTTCCGGAAGGAACGGCATAGATGCCGCCTGTTCTTGGCATTGTTCACTCCATAGAAAAAGGCGCCTTAAACGGGCGCCTGCATGAGACTCGACTCTGACGGGTGATCGGCGGATGATGCCCCGAAAAAGGGAGGGACACATGCGTCAAATTAAGGGGCTGAAAGCAATCCTGTCATCCAGGGCCGCGGGCGATGGCAAAAGCCTGACGATCGAGATGGCCGGCGAAGAAGGTCCGGAAGAACTGGAAATCGAGGCCAGGGTCGTCGCCGACCTCATCAGCACGCTTCTCGTCGGGTCCGGCTTCCTCAAGCCACCACCACAACTTCATCCTCTATCACCGTCACAGGTGGATGTTCTTGCAACGCCTCACGGCGCGGCGCTTTCGCTAGAAATTCCGCCCGGCGTTCAGCAGATGGTCGAAATATCGTCAGACGCCCTTCCGGCAATTCGAGACGCGCTAGAAGGAGCCATTCAGTTTTCGGTGGTGGGGCGGGTACAGTGAAAACGATGTCGGGGGCCATCATGCAGCCTCCGGGCCGGACTTGCCGCCATCAACGGGGCGCGGGCGTTTCAAGTCGTCTTTCACATCCTGGACGAATTCATTGAACTTGCGAGGGTCGATTGCGTGGTTGGTGAGATGGTTGACCACCGCCAGAGCCGCCTTATCGGCAGACTTAGCCTTGTTCGCATAACGACCATCGTTGAAATAGCTGTTGTGAACATCGATCGGCACCCGCATCAAACGCGCAAATCGCAGCACGACGCGGATGCGGAAAGTCCACCAGAACGAACGCTTCTTCGGCTTCACCCGCGGCGACGTAGAAGCCTGTTCGCCAGCAACCGCCAGCGGGTCCATACTCAGTCCCATCTTTCCATTCCTTTCTGGTTGTGAAAATGCAGGCACTCGACTCTTGAAATTGAATCGTTCAATCTCTGATGCGAGGTGACGAATGGATAAAAAGACACTTTCCGATATCGCATGGGACGCCCTGAAATACGTGGGCGATGTCACTTCGAACGCGATCTGCCCGTTCTGCTCCAACGCCACATGGGCCTACGGCAAGACCGATGAAGGCGTTCCGCGATTGGCCTGGCTTGCCTTCGAGCACAAGAGCACAGAAACACGCCTACCGATGCTTCCACTAACGTGCGAAAAATGTGGCTTCACCCGCTTCCATGACCTCGCAATGATCAACTCACTCAGTGGATCTGAAGATGAGCAATCTTAATTATCGTCCTATAGACCCAGAAGGTGTGGTATCGTTGGCGGCCCGGCGGAAGTCCGGGGGACCTCCAGGAGGTGATGATTTGGAAGCCCGTGTAACTGCGCTCGAAGCCGATATGAAGGAAATCAAAGGCGACCTGAAGAAGCTGCTCATCGACGCAGCCGAAATCAAAGGGCGCGTGACGCACATGACCGTCAAATCCGACATAGAGGCTGTCAAAGGAGAACTTTCTTCGAAAATTTCAACTGTGTCCGGGGATCTGACCAATAAGATCACCGGCGTCTCAGGTGAACTGACAACGAAGATCACCGGTGTTTCCGGCGACCTTTCAACGAAAATGGCCGCCTCTACCGGTGATATTTCCTCGAAAGTCGAAAACCTGTCGGGTCAGATGAAAGGCACGCTGACCTTCTGGCAATTCATCGTCATAGCCGGCGCGCTGCTCGCTATCGTGCTGCGTTGGCCGGAGCTTTTCCGCATCGTTCACCCTGGCTGAACGCTATCGCTGGACAATCCGCCCGGCTGTCGGCATTCTGCGCGGCATGATCCGGGTCGTTCAAATCCTCTGCATCGTTGCCCTGGCCGGCGTGCTTTTCGCGTTCCGGGAAGCCTTCATGTCGATGCGACACATTTTCGATGGCCCTGGGTTTCCTGTCGGGTTCATGTGTGGCGCTGGCCTATTCGCGCTTATCTGGTTGATCAACGATAGAATGGACCGATCAACGAGAGCCCGCCATTCCTCCTCCGAGCAGGATTGATTTAGCCATCTGCTCGATGAGCTTCTGACGATCAGCACTCATCCCTTGCGGCAGCATCGCATCGACCACCGCGGCACGATTGCTAGTGACCAGATCGGCAAGCGATTTGTTCTGCTTCTCGACGCGGCCCTTCAGGATCATGTTCAAGAACCGATCCGCAGCCTTCAGGCCGGCACCGCGCACCGCGCCGGGCGTCCCGCCGGCCGCATAAGCATCGCGGATCAGGTTCCTGTCCGTGGCTCCGCCGAGGTCAGCAATCTGCTGCTGACGGCCTGCCGTGGCGCTGTTGCCGATGATCTTGTCACGCGTCCGGCTGAACGTCAGTTCGTTGTCGAGTACGCGGAACAGATCGTCGGCCTTGTCGGGACCGAAGAGCATGGCCAGCCGGTCGCGGTTCCAGTCGCCTTGCGTCTTGATCAGACGGTTAAGGCGCTGGACGTCGTTGGCGTTGGTGCCGAGAATACGGTCGATTTCCGCACGGGCGCCCTGCGACAGTCGAAGCGGCACCGCCGACGGACCGACGAGAAGCCCGTTCGGCTGAACGCCGGCATCAATTTCGGCCGCCAACTCCGTAGGGCGCGGCGACGTCCGGCCACTGTCAAGAACCTGCTGCCCACGGCCGATGGCATCTTTCTGACGGGCAAGCTCGGCATACTGTGCATCAACTTCCTTCAGCTGGGGAACCGCACGATCCAAGGCATCGTCGATCATCTGCCGTGCTTCGGCCAACTCTCGGATCACCTTCGGGTCGGCTTCCGTGGCGAGCATGCCGTCGATCGCCTGGCGGGTCTCGAAGAACACACGCGGATTGCTCGACAGCTGATCGGTGCCTTCGGTGTTCAACATGCCGCGCACCTGTCGAAGCCGGCGCTGCGCATCGCCACGAAGCCGATTGATCGATAGATCCAGATCGTCAGCCACCGGCGAGATATCGTAGTTGCGGGCGTTGCGAAACACCTCAGCGTACCGTGGAGTGATCGCTTGCTGGTTGGCTTCTATGCCTTCGATCACCTGCGAAGGGACAACATTGCGCCCGAGGTTCTGATCGACCAATGCGCGGATGCGGTCGTTGGCGCCGGCCCGGCGCGCCTCAAGGCTGTTTCGGATGGTGCTGTTCCCTTCGCCCGGCATATTTGCCAGCGCTTCAGCCCGGCCGCGCACGTTGTCGCCAAGATCCGCAATCATGCCTTCCGGTCCAAGGTCGGCGAGTTTGTTGCGTGCCGTTGGAACGTCGAGGTCGTCGGCGCCGAAGGACTCGCGGAGCTTGTTCAGCGCATAGCGCGTGGTGCCGGCAGCCTTGGCCGTCTTCCCGTCGCGGAAGAATTCGAGGAGCTTGTTCGCGCCAGCGCCGATCAATTTGCCTGCGGTCGGGCCAACAAGGCCCATTGCGGCGCCAGAACCCGCCCCCCACAACGTATCGTCTACATCCCCGTTCGACCGAACAGCACTGTCCGCAGCGCCGATCCCGCCGCCCGTCAGCATTGAGTAAATGGAGCGTGCCATGATACCAGCGCTTCCACCGCCGAAAGCAGCTGGCGCCGCCATGACCATTGGGATGGTACCGCCGACGGCACCGGCGACATTGCCGGCTGTCGTCGTCCACGGGTTTTCGGCCTGCGCGGCGTCGGTCAAGGCTTTCGCTTGATTGAGGTTGCGGTCGTAGCTTTCGCCATCGATCAGCGAACTGAGGGCCGCAGCACCGCGTTGGACCCCGCCAAGCAGGTATGGGCCGGCGATCGGCACGCCGTCGACGATGCCAGTCAGGCCGGCCGTGGTTTGGCCTGCAGCAGTCTTGGCACGCTCTTCCGCATCGACCAGATCCGCGCCTTCCTCGTAGGAGAGGTGTTTGCCCGGCGCCATCTTCGACACGCCGATCCGCGAACGAAACACGGCCAGCGGCATGTCGGAATAGAACTTCTGGTGAAGAGCCGACGCGAGTGCGTCATCGCTCATGTCGCTGTACTGCGGGTACTGCTGGCGGATTTCGGCAATGGTCGGCATCAGCGGATCCCCAGCGGGTCTTCAGCGCCCGAATTGTTGCCGTAGGTCGGGCCAGCATCGCGGGCCATACCGTCAATCACCCGTTGGCGACTCCGCTCTTTCTGCTTGATGACATCTTCGGTGTCGCCGGGCTGCGGGAAATACTGCTTGTTGGCGTTGTCGAATTCCTCTTGCGAAATCACCGCGCCGGACTCGCGACGAAGCTGCGCATTAATGAAATCGCGCCGTGCCTGCTCGACGCTCTGGTATTCGTCGGATACCGCGAAGTTTCCAACGCCGAATGGCAACTGGCTGGCGAGCGCATCCTTGATACTGGCCCCGACCGCGCCATGCTCCGAGATGATTTTCCCGGAAGCCCTCATTCGATCGGCGAACGTCATCGCCTTCTTTTCGTCAATCGTGACCTTCGGTTCGGTCAGCGGGATCATGCCGTTGCCGCGGTTTGTGTCGGCGGTCGGCGTGACGGCATTACCGGTTCCCGAACCATCCCCGAAGATGTCGATACCATCGGCCGGCCGGCTGCCGCTCAACCTTTGCGGCTCACCGCCCTGCTGCTGGCCGAACACACCCTGCGGCGTCATGAAGATGATTTCGCCGTTCGGGCCGGTGATGGTCTTGCCGGCGGCGATCTGCTGCGCCTGATCAGGCGTCAGCTGCCCGCTTTCCATCAGGCCGTTGAGCGCCTGTGCCTCGACGGAATTACCGGAGAACCGGAAAGCGCCGCTGGTGTTTCCGTCCGGAGGCCGGAGCCATTCTTTCTTGTTCGGGTCATAGATCGAACCACTGCCGGCGTTGATCAACGGCTGCTGCTTGCCTTCTTCGAGTTCGCGCTGGGCCTTCCGGATCTGCAGCTGCCGGAGCGGGTCTTGTTCCTGCTGCTGCCGCGTATATTCCTGCCGGGCGCGCCACGTCTGTTCCTCGCGCTGGGACTGCATTTCCTGCAGGCGCATTTCGAGCATGGCGCGGGCCTGCGCCCGGTATTCTTCCGGCAGGAACTTGTTGCCGATCAGACCGTAAAGCTCCTCTATGCCATACTGGCCCGTCTGACCCGCTGTCGCTGGCTGCTGGACCTGTGCTACCTGCTGCGGCTGCTCGGCGCGCATATCACGCGGAATGAACGGCGAGTTCGGATTGCCACGGCGGGCGCGCTCCATGCCTTCGCCCTGCGCCGTGCCGCCGGGAACAAAGCCGCTGCGGTCGACAAGCGCCTGCCGGATATCCCGCGGCACGAATGGGCTGCGCAGGCCTTCCCACGCGTCGTCCGGCTGCATTTCGGCCGTGGCCTGGATCGGGGCGAGTTCCGTCGGCTGGTCGGCCGTTTCCCCGGAGACGTTGACGACCATGGGATCGACATATGCGGAAGGAGCGATTTCTTCGATCGCCGACGCCGCCGAATTACCGCTGCCCAGATTGCTGTTGAACGCGCTGACGAACCGGTTGGTATTCGTCCCAGCCTCGATCCCGCCCGGCAGGCTGGTCCAGATCGGGTTCAGGACGCGGCCGACCTGCGCAATCGCCTGTGGATCGCCAGACTGCAGCACCGCATCCAGATCGCCGCCGGTGGCGCGGGCATAACTCTCCTTCGCAAGGTTCCAGGCCGCTTTGTCCTGAGACGCCGGGGAGAAGTCGGTCAAGCCGAGCTTCTTTGCCTGGTCATCCCACGTCGAACCAAGGAATTGATACTTGCCGGCCGCCGACGACGTCTTGCCAGTGTTAGGGCCAGACGATATCCGCACCGCCTTGCGCGGGTGATCGGAAAAATCGTTGAAACGCGATCCACCGTAGATGACATCATACTTGCCGCCGCTCTCCGGCCCGGCAATCGTGTTCAGCAGCGCCGTTGCATATGGCGGCAGGTCGCCGGAAGTCGGCGTTACGTTCTCGCCCTCCATACCGGCATTCGCCGTCGGCGCGCTCTTCGACAGCTCGTTCGAAACGACCGGCGAGGTGATCGTGTTGCCTGGGTTGTTGCTGGTGTTATTTCCGAAGATGCTCTTCGCAATCTCGTTGAAACGGCTCGTCGCGGCTTCGGTGCCGGCCTTTTCCTGCTGGTCGAGACGGTAATCGCCGATGGCGCCGCCGAGGCTGGCGAGCAGCATGCCAATACCGTCATTGGCGTTCTTCGGCTGGTTGCCGAGGATCTGCGAAGTCATCGCGTCCAGCATCTTGCGCTTGCGGGCAATACTGTCGGCGGTTTCGCCCGTGTTGCCGCCGAAGAGAAATCCGACCATCGATTATGCCCCCGGTGCGCTGGCTTCAAAGAGAGCGCCGTAATTGACGCGGCGCAGACCGTCGCGGCCCTTGACCACGGCGTCCGGCCGCTTCTTCTCGACCTCCTGCGCCATGACGCCAATGTGCTTCTTGCCGTCGTCGAACTGGCCTTTGTAGGAATATTCGTAGAGCGGATGCCCCTTGAGCGATCCGACCTTTTTCACATTCTTTTTCGTGCGCTCATCCGACAAGGTGACGCCCTTGAACAGGCCTGCCAAGCCGCCAAGGATCGATCCCATGCCAGCAGACTCTGCCTGCGCTTTTGCTACTTTGTTCTGATATTCCTGCTGCGTAAGGCCGGCAAAATCGACGGTCGGCATCTGGGCGCTCTGCGTGGGCGAGAAGTTCGGGTTCTGGACCTGGGATGCGGAAAGCAGGCTGGTGATTTCGTTGATCGGCTGCGCCCGCTGCGCATACTGCTCATTCAGGAACATTGCCCGCAATGCGTTCTGTTCGTTGAACGTCTGCGTGTTGATGGCATTGTTGCCCTGGATGACCTGATTATTCCCGGCAGTCACACGGAAATCGTTGTCGAAGTTCTGCTGCCGAACGTCGTTGTTTGCGCCAGTCACGCGGAACTGATTGTCGAAATTGGCCTGCGTCGAAGCATTTCCGAACGTCGCCCGGCCAAGAAGCTGATCATAGATCTGCTGCTGCGCCGCGTTGCCGAACTGACCGCGGGCAAGCTGCTGCTGGAAGTCCTGACCTTGTGCCGCGTTCTCGAACAGGGCGCGGTCGCGATCCATGCCGACGAGGCGTGACTGTTCCTGCCCGCCAGCCGCGATGGCGCCGAGGCGGGCATCGTTCTCGGCACGGGCGGCTTGGTCGACGAAGCGATTATAGGCCACGCTCCCCGGCTGCAGGCCGCGATCTGCGGCAGTCTGTTCCGCCCGGCGACGCCCTGCATCAAGGTCTGGCCGCATCCGCTCCATGAGAGCATCTTCGACACGCTGGCGGTCGGCGCTGAAATCGTTGGCGCCGTAAGAGCGGGTGATCTGCCCGGCGTCGCCGAACGTGGTCGCAACCTTACCGGCGTCACCGAAAGACGTCGCAAGCGACGGGGCGGCATCGTAGCGCTGCAGCGACGGAGCCGACATGAATTCGCGGAGGCCCTGGTAATTGCCTGCAGTACCGGCCGCTGGCGCATCATCGAGGCTGAAACGAGTGTTGAGGAGGTCGCGAAGCTTGGAGGACTGTTCGGCAGCTGCCGTCGACAGATTGAGGCCGGCCTTGTTGTTCTGGTCAAGGATTGCCTGTTGCGCCGGATCGAGCGTCGTCGTCAGCTTGCTCTTCGGGATGTAGTAGCCCTTGGCTTCCGTATAAGCCGGGTCGAACTGCTGCTCGCCGCCGACCACCTCGTCCTTGTAGCCCGTGATGTACTTGCCGCCGTTTTGGCCGCCGCGCTCGGCATAGATCGGGACACGCTTCGTCTCACCTGTTCCCGATCCGGGAAGCATCGGGCGGTCCTTGACGACGTCACCAGCAGCATTACGCCAATACGTTTGCCCGTTTTCGTCGTCGACCCATTCGCTGCCGTTGTTCGACCAAGTCTGGGTGCCATATGGCGTTACCTGATCGGTGCGGCTCAAAATGTTGTTCGCAATGCCGGTCGAGATATTTGTTCCGGTCTGCGCCTTCGCGGTTTCTTCAGCGGAAGGCGGCTCCGGCATTTTAGGTGCGCACATCGGCTCCCCTTTCAGAAAACATAGGTCATGTGATGAGCGGTGTGCTTGAAACCCATCCGCTCCCAGAGCTTGGCGACACGCAGATCCGTAATCGCCGTCACAGACAGGCGCTTGACGTCGCGGGTTTTCAGATCGGCCAGGATGAACTGCGAAAGCTTCTTGCCGACGCCGTTGCGATGTTCCGGCAGCATGTAGATCGTGTCTTCCTGTGCGATAAGCTCGCCGTTGTGCATGTCGTTCGTCAGATAGATGTTGCTGTATCCGACGGGCGCGCCATCGAGGCGAACGACATAATTCAGGAGATATCCGGCATCGGCGGCCTTGAAATACAGATCCAGGCGCGGGGCGAAATCGGGAATGTCAACGCCTTGGCCGGCCAACCGCTCCTGCATCTCGACATAGTGCCGGCAATAGAGCGGATAAAGCTCGTCGACGTTCGAATGTGCGTTCTCGATCGAGAATTCGTAGGTCAAGCCACCATCTCCCCGACATGCGTCTGCAAGGTCGCCAGATCGATCTGCAGCGTCAGCTGATACGGCCCGGACGATGTCACCGCGCACCCGACAGCAAGCGTCTCGCCGTGGGCACGGACATTTTGACGATTATTGAACCGCTGGAGAGACGACACTTCATCCCAGACGGCGACATCCCACAAGCCGATATCCCAGACCGAGGCGTTTTCATTGCCGACCGTCACAGTGCTTTGCGTCGGAATGCTCGTGTCGCCGTCGGCGCGGGCAAAGAGCATAACGTTCGGCGCCTCTTTCCCGCGGAAATACATTTGGGCCAGCGATGCGGCCTTGCGCTGCCCGAACTTCCCAGCCGCGATGAACTGCGACAGGTATGTGGCCTGGAAGGGCTGGCCATCGTCGCTGCCTGTGGCGTCCGCGGACCAGACAATACCCTCAAGCCCCCCGAAGAAAAGTCGTCCCTCTCTTGTCCCGAAGCAGTTCGCCGGCCAGTTGCGGATGAACGACCAGCATTTCGTCTGGCTGTGCAGAACGAATGTCGTGTCCGGCACCACCACAGTCGGCGGAAACGAAATCAGGATGAGGTTCTGTTCCTCCCACCATGTCATCCGCCACCCGTCGCCGGTGGAAACAGCTGCTCTTGACCATTCCTCCTCGATCGCCTGCGACAAGGCAGGCTGGTCAGTTCCTCGCTGCAGAACCGACGACATCGACCGCAGGCCGGGGATGGTGCAGACCAGAACGTCGCCGTTGATTGGAAGGTAGGCATTTTTCCCAAGGGGCTTACCGAGCTGATAAACGCCGACTTTTACGAAATCGGCCTCCGGATCAGATCCAGCGTAAACGACCGCCTCACCTTCGCTGGTCACGAAGACACAATAGGAATTCGGCCCGTCGCCGGACTCGAAAGACCATGTGAAGCCGGTAATAAGGCTGCCCCCCTTGCTGAATTCGCCCCCAAGAGGGAATACCTTCGCCTCTCCACCGATATTGTCCGTGAGGCTGAGATAGTAGGCATCCAGAGTGCCGGCCTTGATGAAGAATTCCCGCTTCTTGAACACCCACCCATGGCTGAAAGTGGCGCTTGTCGTCGGGTCGCCATCTTCGAAGGTGATTTCCGGTGTTGTGCTCCATGCCACCCCGTCAAAGACCTGACGCTCGTCTTGGCCGTTGACCGCGATCAGATATCCACCGGAGGAATTCGCATGCTGAAATGTGGACCAATCCCCACCCGTGAGACCATCGACATCTGCCGTGATGGCGTCTGGCAATGCAGGCGGGTTTGAGACGTCATAGATAGCGCTCGACGTCGACATGAACAACTTTTCGACGGTCGCGAACTTATAACGGAAGGCGCTGATCAGGCTCGTCAGATCCTCGACAAGGCCTGCTTTCGCCGATCCGCCACGAATTCGCGCACCGCGAAGAGTCGGCAGCCAGTTGTCGAGAACGGCGGCTGCGCCCGAAATCTCATCAGCGAGACCGGCCGTGGTAATCAGGCCCATCTTCGGCGCAGGATAGATCAAAGGCGCGGACGAGGGCTGCCGACCGCCACCGCTGCTTCCTGAAGGCTTTGGCAACCGTCCGGGGCGAACATTGATCATTGTGCCCCCCTGTCGGCTTTGATTTCCTGAACAAGATCGGCCTCGAATTCGGCAAGGTTATCGTCGTAGACGAGCCCCTGCTGCCGCTTCCATCGCCAGGCGATGTTCTTTTCGAGCAATCGTTCAGGAAAGAGGATCTGGTCGTCGTCGCCGCCGAAATCATCCTTCTCGGATGTGCCGGACTTGATCCAGTTGCGAGAAACATAGAGCAGTTGCGCGCCCACCCCGACGGATGCCGGCAAAAAAGAGAACGTGGTGTAACCTTCGAAAAAGTATGGCTGGGCTGTGCCGACCCGAGCGAGAACCGCCCACTGTGAGCCGTTTGTTACAGGCCGGATCGGCTCACCTGCCGAAGTGTTGATGCCGCCGCCTGGAATGAGGCGCTGGTAATCATTCGGGATCGGAGCCGGTGAGACGGCGAAGGCCGCAGTCTTGAGCATGCTGCTCCAGTCAACGCGCCGCGATATCTCATCGCCGCCCTCCTTTGCCATCCGAAGCAATGGCTGGGCTTTAGGATTGCCATAAACTGTGTCGAAGCGATCGAGCGCAAGGATATCGCAGGCATTATTGATGACGGATTTGATCGTCATGGTGTGTACGCTCCCACGACAAACTGACTATTGGCCCAGCGGGACCGCTCGTCATTGAGCTTCAGGCCGCGGATCGCGTCCTGCTTCAGCGCACGGGCGCCGGCCACCAGTTCGGCATTTTGGCCGAAGATGCCGATTTCCTCGACGACGCCGTAAAGGTAGGCGTCGGGTGCCTTCTCCAGCAGCCAGTTCGTCGGCGCGGCGGGCGTCAGCGGCGGGATCTTCGCATAATAGGACATCGGCAACGTGGCGCTGCCAGCCGGGCGAGCTTGCAGGACGTTGCCAACGACTGCATAGCCGGAGGGATAACCGCTGAAGCCGCGATATCGATCCTGCAGTTCGGTCAGGGACCAAGCCGACAGCGTTGAGCCGTTGGGGGCAAGGATCGATCGCACTTCGAGGAAATCATCCGGCAGATCGGCATTGCCATCGGTCAGCACCAGATCCGCCGTCTTCTCCATGTCCCCGACACGAAGCAGGCGATTGAATTTCGCTTCCGCCAGACCGACGAACCGCGAGAAGATATGCGCCACATCATTGCGTCCGGCATATTCGCAGGCGTCGATCAGCAGGGAACCGTAGTCGGAGATTGCGGACATCAGGCCACCTTCACACCCTTGGCGGAGGCAAAGGCCCGCGCCCGATCAGTCAAGCGTGACATCTCCTCATTGACCCGGCGAAACCCTTCCGGGTCTTCCTTTGGGTCAGGACGGCGCGCTTCCATCTCTTTCAGCTTGGCATTTAGTGCAGGATCGGCTGCCATCAGATGCGCCCCTCAAACGACCGCCAGGCGCGGTTGTCGCTGTCGTTCAGCCACCGGGCGACGTACTTGTCGTCACCCTCGTTGTGTGCCCGCATGATGTTCTGGTGATAGGCGTGGCTGATCGGGATCGAGGCCACCTTGACCCAGTCACCCATGGCATTCCCCGCCGTGGCGTTGCGGGTGAATTCGTTCATTCGAACGATGTCATCGACGGGCTGGTCGATCCGGAAATGATGTTCCAGCCCGTCGAAATAGTGCCAGACGGTACGGCCAGTGTGAAGATTGCAGTCGTATAGTTCCCATTGGCCGTCCCGGATGGTCATCAGTCGTCATCCCCGAAGTTGGATAGAGCCGGTTCGGCCTTGCCCTGGGCGATGAGCTCCTTTGCCTTGGAGAGCGGGATCTTCACCACGCTGCCGGCTTCCTTGCGCTGGTCTTCGACCGGCCAGTAGTCCACCTTCAGCTTGATATCGATCTGCTTCTCACCGCCCTTCGGCTTGACCGTCTCCGGGACGGAGACGGGAGACGGGCCGGGGGTAACGTCGACCACCTTCGGAGGTGCCGCGTCGGCAGCCATCGGGATTTCCGGTGCGACAACGCCCTGCGGGGTCTCCTTGAGGTGCTTATCGATTTCCTGCTGAAGGCGTTCATCACCCCAGCGGGCATCGATTTTGATGCCGAGCTCACGGGCCCGGTTTTCCAGATCAGACATTCTCGTTGCTCCTTACGATACAGCCGCGCTGAACGGCGTCACTTCGGTACCCGTGCCGGCGCAAAGGATTTGCACCTGCCAGAGGTTGGTGGCGATGTCCTTGAGACGGACGCGGTCACCCTTGATGCCGCCCTTCGTCGAGCCGTTCATCGTGATCGTGTCCGAGTCCGCGGCAGTCTCGAAACCGGAGACGGTATCGCCGGCGTCTTGCAGCATGACGCAGTGGCCGGTCATCACATCGGAGGCGTTCGCCACCTGGATGATGAGGTTGTTCGACGTGATCGTCGTGCCGACGACGATATCGAACTCGGTGCCGGAGCCGTAGGCTGCGGGCAGGGTCAGCGTGGACCCTGCCGCACGGTTGACGGTGACGATGGCCGGAGAGCCATGCGTCGAAGCGTTCAGCGCCTGGGTGGCGCCGATGACATTGAAGGGAAGATATGCGGGCATTGGTCGACCTCCTTAGCTCGATGCGGTCATGCCAAAGACGTCGGCGACAATGCCGAGGCCCTTTTCGTTCGCGACCTTCAGGCAACCTTCGCCGATGATCACGCCCTTGTCGGCGTCGCCGGTCTTGGCGACTTCCTTGTCTTCCTGGATCTTGCGGAACCACAGCCAGGAGGCAAATTCCGGATCGATGAAGAAGACGTTTCGGGCAAGCGTCGGGCTGGCGGACTGGACGACGTTCGGCTCGACCATGACCTTGCCGAACGGGCCTTCGTAATAGTCGGCCGTCGCAACCATCGTGTTGCCCTCGCCGCTGTCGACCGAGTAACGGAACGGCGCGACGTTGGCGTCGGACATGATGGAGACGAATACGGACTTGATGTAGGAAGAGCCGACGACCTTCTTGAACTTGGCGCCGTTGTTGAAGCCCTGCTGCATCACGCCGTCCATGAGCGTCTTCGTGAACGCACGCTGCATGCCGTTCGTAGCCGGAGTGGTCACGCCGCCGACAAAGCCGCCGTTGGCGCCACCGGAGCCGCGGGAAACGTTGCTGGTGATCCAGGTCGGAAGCCCGCCGGAACGACGGACAACGCCAGCCTGAGAAGGCGTGTTCGACAGGATCGAGAATTCGACATCCTTGCGAATGCCGACGCCCTTCTTTGCCTTCTGGTACTTGCGCTTGAGCACATTACCGGCTTCGGACGCAGCTTCCTGCGAACCGGAGATAATCCAGTCCTTGCGGAAGATCTGCGTGTAGTTGCCCGGCCGCACGGGCGGGTCAGCCTTGTCGAAGGTGTATTCCTCACCTTCTTCGCGGGCGTTGTCGCCGGGCGCCTCCAGGCTGTCGGTGATCCATTCGGGATGGATGCCTTCAGCGGAGCCCTTGGGCAACATGGTGTAGATCGGGGTATCTTCCGGGTCGATGCGGGATACCACATCGGCCAGGGTCTCTTTGTTGGTCGTCGCGTTGGACGTCCGAACGGTATTGGTAATGACAGCCATTGGGCTGCTCCTCGAAAAACAGGGTTGTTATTCGAAGTCGATCGCCATTGCGTCTTTGATCGACCCGGTGCGGGCCAGTCGTTTCATCGCATCCTGGTTCTGCCTGGTTTTCTGCTGGGTCTTGTTGCTGGCCTTGGCCGGTGCAACAGGGGCCGGCGCGTTCGCCACCTTATCCATGGCCTTCTTCTTCGCTGCCTCGGCTTGCATGCCAAGGCGGGCGTAGTGAGCGAGCTTGAAATATCGGTGGTCGGTGACACGGGCGAGTTCCTGATCGGAAAAACCGATCTGGCGCGCTGTATCGAACGCATCGTCGAAGAACTTTTCGTGCTGATCCTTCGACTTCAGCAGATCAGGGAAGGCTTCGTGAAGGGCTTTCTTCTCAGCAAGCAGCTTTTCACGCTGCTGCTCTTCGGTTAGCGCGTTCGCGACTTCCTTTGGCTCGCCGGCAAGTGTCAGCAGTTCGTTGACCTGCTCCATGGCAGCATCGTAAACGGCCTTCTGGCTGGCGAATTTGGTCGGATCTTTCACCGCAAGAGCACGATCCGGCTCGGGCGGCAGCTGATCCACCAGGAACTTTGAGAGCGCGGCGGCGGTTTGCTCGACGCGCTGCGACATGGCTTCCAGATTTCGGCGGCTGTTCGCCACCTCCTGGGTTTTGCTGCGATAATCGCGCTCCCTCATGTAACCGAGCTTCAGTTCCTTCACGGGAACCTGCTCACCGCCCTTCAGCGTGATGACGGTGTCGTCGAGCTTGGCGTCGTCGATCGACTGTTCGTCGTCATCGTCGCTGCTCTGACCGTCGTCATCGCCGGTTTCGGCGTCATCAGGGAGATCGGACGGAAGATCATCGTCTTCCCCATCCGGGAGTTCGGCCGCATCGTCGCCGTTGTCCTGGCTCGGGTTGGTATTGGCGTCGTCATCTTCGCCAAACTCCGCGAAATCCAGAGCACGGGGGTCGTTAAGGCTGAACGCGTCAACGGTTTTGCTCCCGCCGTCTTCCGGCAGGTTGGCACTATCGTTCATGGTGGATTGTCCTTTGCAGGAGGGTGGAACGGCCGGCGTTATGCGGGCGCGTTATTCGCAGCCTTTGCTTCTTCAAGAATGAAGTTGAGCCTGCTGCGGAATTTCCTGATCGCCCGCGCCTCGGCGGCATAGGCGGATCGCGTCTCGTTGTCAGTCGGGGCCGCATTGATGCACGCGTTCACCGCGCTGCGCTCCAGTTCGTCCCACATCTCAGTGAAATACGGGATGTCGAGCATGCTGCGGACTGCGGCAACGCGCCGGCGGAGGATTTCTTTATCGGTCATCCTGGCTCACCTCCGATATGTACTGGCGTCGGCTGCTCGCGGGTCATGATCTGGATCGCGTTCTGTTGGCGCTTCAGCTGCATTTCCTGATCAATCTGATACCGCTTCAGGTTCATTTCGGCAGCGAGCTTTTCGCGCTCGATGATCAACTGGTTGTCCAGCTTCATCTTCTCGATTTGAGCATCGGACTGCGCTTTCGCCTGATCGGCGGCAGCCTTGGCCTTGATCTTCTCCATCTCAGGATCGGTCTTGCCCTGCTTTGCCTGAACGGCCTTCTGGATCGCTTCCGGCGTCGGCTTGGTGATGTATGGCAATGACGAAGGCAGGCCGGCAGAGAGCACCGTCTTGTCGATCGCCATGTAGAGGTTATCGGGCGTCACAAACGGGTTGTCGATCGCACCGAAGGCCAGGAGCAGCTTTTCCTGCAGGGTGTTGACGACGTTCATCGCCATCATGTCACGCTCGCGGGTGCCGGCGCCAAGGCCCGTGTTCACCTTTGCGTCCATGTTGGCGTTCCATGTGCGCGGGTCGAAATCCACCCATTTATCGCGAAGGCGCACGGTGCGCGGTTTGTCCTGATGCTTGACCGTGAGTTTGAGAAGTCCCTTGAAGACCTTCACCAGATTGCCGGCGATGGTGCGGACCATCAATTCCGTCTGACCGACCCCTGCCTGCTCCATCAAAGCCGATGCCTTGGCTGTCACGTTCTGCAAGGCGTCAGGTGCCAGACCGCCAGCGGCGTCGGTAATGCCTGTGCGCTCGGACAGTTCGCGGTCGAGATATTCGAGCATCCCGAATGACTGATCTGCAACCATCGGGATCTGCGTCCATCCGAGCACGGCGCGCACATCGGGCACATCATCGGCGACGCGGATCGGCTTGCCGAACGTCGGCGTTAGGACCGCATCAGGGTTGGTAATGGCGCCTTCGCGGACAATCGGCTGCTGATTGTTCTGCCAATAAAGGTTGTCGATCGTCTGGCGCAACAGCACGGTGCGGATGACCTGCAGTTCCATCCCGTCGTCGGCAAGAGAATGGCCTTCACGCTGGTGCGGACGGCGCTCGCAGGTCACGTCGGCAAAAGGAACCTCGTCCCATTCCTCGTTTTCAAGCTGAAACTCATCCCGGATGCCGCCGGCATAGACCATGCGGCGAAGCTCTGCGATGCCGTCCTCGTCCTCATCGATCCGAACATAGAGTTCGTAGTATTCGACCTCCTGCATCGACTTGACGACATCATTGCCGTGGCTGAAGATTTCCCGGCGCCGCGACTCCTCTTCGGAGTCATCCTTCGCCTTTGCTTCCGGCAATCCCCATACCAGATCACGGTCATAACCCATCGCGACGAGGTCTGTTCGGCGCAGGCGCTTGTTGATGCCGACCATCGGGCTTTCGTCGATATCGAGCGCATCAGGATGGATCAGGAATTCTTCCGGCGCGATTGCGCGGACTTTCGTCAGGCCCTGCTCCTCGCGACGACGGATCTTCACGTTGTAGACCGGCACCTCTTGCGGCCCCTGCGGCGTGTCGACCTGCATAGTCGACTGATCGGCTTCCAAAACGGCGACATCGTCGTCACTCACCAGCTGCACTAGCGACATCTCATCGAGGCCGGTATGCCGCGAGACAGAGACGGTGATCTTTTTGTCGTACCACCAGTAGAGGATGCCGTTGCGCAGCTTCAAGGCGTCATTGATAGCGTCCTGTACAGCCACACGGCCATTGCTCTCGGGGAACACGACATTGTTCACATAGTCGGTGGCCTGCTCTGCCTTCTCTTCGTCGCCACGCTGCACGGGCAGGTATTCGACAATCTTGTCGCCGCCCAGGATCACGCGCATGATCGAAGGCAGAACCTTCTTCGTCACCGATCGGATATCACGGCTGACGACTTTCGACCGGCCTTCCTGCTCCGGGATGTACGCCTGGGTGTCGCCGTCGTAAAACTCGTTGACCTTCTCACGATCCGTGGATTGGTCGTCACGATACTTCTCGCACTCGCGCACGAGTTCGGCGATGGCCGCAGAGAAGGTATCATTCGCCTCTTCTGCCATCAGGCCGCGACCTTCTCGAAAGGCTGGATATCGGCGAAGAGCACGCCCTCTGCGCACTCATGCCAGACCTGATTGCCGGCTTCATCCTTCGTCGCGTACTCGCAGCGAATGAAGGTGTGTGCGTACTGCCTCGGCTTCGGCCGAAACCATACATCACGGACGAGGTATACACCGCCGTCCCACTCGGCTCGGCGCGGCTCGCCGAAGAATTCGCCATGCGTTCCCATCATGCCACCTTGATCGCTTTGAATTTCCAGTCATCAGTCTTCGGCTTCGGCGGCGTGTACGCCACACACATCAAACCGAACGCATCCGCGCTATGCGAAGACCAGTCGTGTTCCGGCCCGAGGCCGATATCGCGATGATCGTCTTTCTTCTCGTGATACCAACCGAGTGCGTCGCGCCCGCCCTGCGTCGTCGCCTCATGAAACCAGATCGCCGGGAAATGCTGACGGGCCGCCTCAATCCGCTTTTTCGCCGCGCCCTTGCCCTGGTTCGGTATGACCGTCACCCGATAATCGGCTTTCCGGAAGTATCCCTGATAGCTAGCGTCGAAAACGCTGTCCTGCTTCTCGCCGTCGTGCGGCAACCAGATCTGGCAGCGATCCGGCGTATAGCCGCGGGACCGGAGCCAGTGCACATGCGTTGCAGCGTCCTGCCCCTGAGCCTCGTAATGGTCGAGCACCCGGATTTCCTTGCCGACGAACTGCGCGATCCACATCACGAAGTTATCAGCCAGGCGCCCGGTACCGCCGATGTCCACGAAAGCGCGATAGGTCATCAGCGGATCCGGCGGTACACGCCCGATCCTGCCGTCGAACTTCGCCTTGTTCAGCGCTTCCGCGAAATACGCACCCTCAATGACCGTGACGAAATCGCCGTCCCAGATGTGGGCGTATTGATGCGGGCGCTCGATGAAATCGCGTTGGCGCTGGCGTTCCAGCACCGCCGGGAAACGCGGGTTGTCCTGATAGTTGATCTCCACGACCTTGTATCGTGGGTCAGTGCCGAGTCGGAAACGCTTGTGCGTCGCGCTCTTGCGGCTTTCCGGGTTCCACGTCACCCACAGTTCGCTGTCATCTTCGCGCAGCGTCGGAATGAGCTTCGTCCAAGCCGCATCGGTGACAGGTTCCGCTTCATCCACCCAGCACAGCAAGATCCGCGACTTCGACTTTATGCTGTCGACGTTGCGATCGAGGCCGGAGAATGAATACGATATGCGTCCACTGGCCGTCCGGATGTATTTCTCGCCAATGTCGAAGTGCGGTTCCAGCCACGGTTCCGACCGGATTGCCGCTTTCACCTCTTCTAGCGAACTGTCTTCGAGCGAGTTCATGAACTGGCGGCCGCAGAGGATGATGCCCTCGCGGCCAGCCATTTCCCAGATGTAGGCGCGAACGGCGGTCATCTTTGCGAAAGACCTGGTCTTCCCAGACCCTCGACCACCATATGCGCCACGAACATCAGCCTCGCCCGAGAAGACCGGGATCAGCTTCGGCGGCAGTTCAACCCTTGCCGTCTGCATTCGGTGTCAGGGCGACCAGCTCGACGCGAACCGGCGTCATACTGCCGTCGCTGCTCTTGTGGTCGATCTCCTGCTTTTCGCGCCACTGCTGCGGACGGCGGTTCGTCAGCCACAGCTTGGCCGCACCAGGGTCAGCCGGGATCTGCTGCGAAAGCCGGATGATTTCGTATTCGCCGTCTTTGCCCTTCACCCGTTTCTCGACGAAAACGACCTCGCCAACGGCGCGCCGATACAGGCTGTCGGCCACGTTCGCATCAGCAATCGTTTTGCCTTCATTGAGCGACTGAAAAAAAGCGGGGAACTCGTCCTTCCAGTTATTGAAGGTCCGCTCCGTCACGCCGAAGAATTCAGCCATCTCCGCATCCGTCAGGCCAAGCAGCGCGAGCTTGCGCGCCATGTCGTTCATCGATGGATCGTATAGGCTATCGCGACCCGGTCCCGCCTGAGAATGCCCGACGAGGAACCGGCCGCTTTCGTCACGGTCTGCCATCGATCACCCGCGGATCAGAGGCTGGCCATGGAGCGGGCCGCTGCCACGGAAGACTGCACAGACTGGCGATAGTCTTCTTCCGCACTTCGCTTGGCGCAATCGTTGTAGGCCCGAGCCTCGCCGCCACGACGCAGCGCGATGGAGATTGCTTCGATCAGCAGCTCGGGATCTTCGCCGAAGACATCGACAACGCGACGGCCGATCAGAAGGGCCTTGCTGTGGCCGGTGGACACGATCTGCGCAAAGCGGCAGTCTTCGACGATCATCTCGATCTTCTGTTTGCGGACAATGGCGTCCTGTGCGGCAGATGCTTCATCGGCCTGGCTCACGTCAATTACCAGTTTCGGCATGATCATTTCCTTCGGTTGGTTGATGTTCCCGCCTGCCACGCTTACGCCGGCCTATGCATGACATCCCCTGGCAGCCTCCGGCGCCGATCTGCTCGGGCGAGCGTGGCCTTCGCACCGTCGCGGGTGGGGCGGAGGCGAAATGTGGCTGCTGGGGTGGCTCTTATCCTCACCGGATACGGGGATGGGTTAGGCGGCGGGCAAATGACGCCAGTGCGTCGGGGCGTAATAGACGTACATCGATCCATCAGGCGTCCAAAACATCGGCCTCGTCTCACCAGGGATACGTGTGCGCTTGATCAGAGACTGGACATTGCGCTCGCCATCGGCGTCATCGATCTTCGTCATGATCTCAACGCCTTCCGGGGCGGAGCTGATATCTCGCCAATTCGTCATGTCCGTTCGATCCTCAGAAGAACAAGAAAGATGATCGTCGCGCCAACTGGGAAGACCAAGCTGACAATCGATCCAGGCACAGTGAAGAACCCAATCCCCATCATGACGGCGCCGATCCATAACCAGATGCGGGTCTTCATCGCTCTCTCCATGGTTAGGCGGCGATCAATGCGGGAGGCGAGCTCGCATCGGCTGGTCAGGATTGCGAGGGATGTCGACATAGCCAATCCGCAGGCTGCTGTAGCCGCTGGTAAGCTCTCGACGGAAGGCGAAGCACCATTCCTTGGCCGTGATCCGGCGGCGACCTTGACAATTGTAACGGACAGCGACTGCTGCCACCCTTTTCGATTGGCGTGCCGCCCTGATTAACTCAGCACTGACGACGATGATGATCAGCGTAACCACACCAGCGCCAATCATGGCAAAAGGTACGAGAAACCAGATCATCACTCTCTCCAGATGGAATGAAAAATAATTCCAAAGACGCCGATACTGAACCGCAATTCCCGGCATCTTTGGGATGGTTTTTTCTACGTTTGAGAGAGAAAGAGCCCGGTGACGATCCGGGCTCGAAGAGAAATTTGATGGTTACGCGCTGATGTCGGGGTCGATATGCATATAGGCCAGGACAGCAATCGACGTGTCGGCAAAACCATGAGCGCTTGTGATCAGCGTACTTCGCCCGCCGGACGGGGCGCCGATGCTCGGCACTTCGGCCGGGATGGCGCAGATATCCTGGATGACGGCATCCAAGGCCGGGGCCGGGTATTCCTTGCCTGCAAGAGGCTGGACAAGCACCTGGGCGTCAATCGGAGCGGCGGCAGTCGGCATCGATGTGCACATGACCGCCGCCATCATGGCGAGGCCAGCGCAGAGAATACTTCGCATGAAGCGCATGCTCTTTCCTTTCTGCTGGGTTGGGAATGAAAACGCCCCGCCGCCGGGATCGGAGACGGGGCAAACTGGTTGGCCGCTACGTGCTGCTTCGCTCGGCGCCCTCACGAAAGGTTCTTCGGCCGAGTACCCATTACCAAATTCGGTTCTGACCAGCTTGATATGCGGCTCAAGGCCGGGGTGGATATGAAGGATCGAGGTAGCGTTTAACCACTCGGAAACGGCACTACGATAAATTGCAGACGATGCAACGACCACGCCGGGATCCGGGATGCGACAAACAGCAATCATCCATATTTGCGCTGCACTTACGTTTGGCGTTACGGCCGCCACGGCTCATGCGGAGAGGTTTGATTCTTCCGAGTATGGTGAAATTGCTGCAAAGATCGTGATGCTCCGGTTGACAAATGCTTCATGCGCGAAGTTTGGCATCCAGTTCTCTTCCGAGGGCCTGATTTTCGATGAAATGGTTGGGCAGGAGCAAGAAAAAAGCCTTGATCTAAGGCTCACCATCGCCGCTGCGGCGAACCTCGTTAACGAGAAATTCGACCAGATCGGCTATCCTGAATATTGCAGTCGGGTGCTCAAGATGTATCCCGAGATGCTGAGATCCTTCTGATCGCAACGGGCGCATTTCTCCCGTCGCGCCGATTGCATTCGATCGGCATCAGGACCGGCAGCAGGCGTCACAGCGAATATGACGGAGCGCAATCAGTCGTCCTTGGCTGAATATTTATACCGCTTCGCGAAATTCATCAAGGGCTTGATCGTCTTCCAGGCTGTCAAGCTGTTGAATGATCGCCTGCACGCGGGCCTTGCCGGCAACATCCATGCTGTCGATGTACGCCTCGGCGTGCTTCCGAAGCGATACCGTGCGGCTGCGGCCCTTCGGCAGGATGCGGCCCAGCTGGGTATTCAGCTTTTCACGTCGGCTGATGCGGGCGTTCTCGACGGCGCTGTGACGGCGGAACTTGAAGTCCTGTTCCTTCATGAAGGCGAGCGCTGCGATTTCCGCCAGATCGGTATCGCTGAAGGCGTGGGGCTGGCCGTCGCTGGAAAGCTTCAGGACGCTGTTGACGCCGTCGATCTTGCGCACGAAATCAAAACCCTTTGCCTCGTCGTAGCGGATGAAGGCATAGCCGACCAGGAGCGGGTACCGGCGGGAATGGAGCTTGCGGCTCCGGTGCTTGCGGATCTCCCGCCAGAACGACGGCATGTAGACGTCGATGCCTTCTGTTCGCAGGTTCCGCTCAATCACGCTTTCCCCGATCCGGTTCGGCGGCGCGTCGGCGGCCTTGCGGGCCATCTTCTGGAAGCCTGGCGTGACGCGGATGGCAAACCAGCGCTTCCGGGCGTCGACATCGTCTACAGGCTCGACGAGGATGCTTGTCCGGGACCGGAACGATTTCGGATTGTTGCCGAAGTGGATGACCTCCCGCGCCGGCAGGATATCGCAAATCGTCGGGATGCAGCGGGCCGCAGTCGAGTTCGCCGCGTCCAGCGTTTCGAACACCTGATCGCCCCAGACCTTCATCGCACCATGGCCGTTAGGCACGACGATGACAAAGCCGTCGCGGGAACCGCGGCCAAGGTGGTCAAACTCGTTGATGATGGACTTTCTCGCGATCAATTTAACCCTCCTCGAGTGCCGCGCTAATCATCGCGGCAAAAGTTTCGTCCGCTATCTGCCATTCATAAGAAACCGGCTTAGACGCCCCCCTGCCGAAGTAAGAGCCCAGCGCGTCTCTTCCTGCTACTCGCATTTCTGTGTTGGGCTCCTTGATTGCCTGGATTGCAGCACGCGCACATTCGATCCAGTCCTCCCGTCCTTCAAGGCGCGAGAAAACCTCTTCTCCGTCCGTCGTACGCATACGCGCCTGCCAAATCGCAAAAGCTACTTTTTCAACAATTTTCGGCATTTTGAGCTTCCCCGTTTCGTTTACACACCCATGAATCCCGTTCCTTGCGTCAGCATTGTCGTCTACACGCCGCCCGTGCCTTAGCTATATTAGGCCCGCCTAACGAGTAAATTCCAACTCTGCGACTGCCAGAACATCATGCCGCCCTCCCCGCCGGCGCCCGGCGCTTCTTCGTCCGTTGGAAAATCACGTTGGCGAGGCCCTGCCAGAGCGGGACGCGGTGCGTCTGGGCGAAGCGCTTGGCCTCAATGTCGATCGCGCCGCCTGCCTTCAGTGTCTCACCGACGTCTTCCAGCGTCACCGACCCGGAAAACTCGGGATCGTTCATGATGTGCTCGACGGCCTTGATCAGGTTGGCGGATATCGGCGCAAATCCAGCCTGGACGAGGATTTCCAGATACTGGCGGGCGCGCATCGCGCCTCGACGGCCGATGACAGCCTGAATGACGCCGATGGCGACGGTGTCGCCAGGCTTGTGAGGCTTCCCCGGGTGTTTCGGGATGCGAACGCCGGCACGCTGGCAGACCTGCAGGATCGTGACAGCATCGTCGTCGCCGGCCGTCAGCATCGCGAAGAACAGTTCCAGGCTGCTGACAGCCTTCCGGTTCTTGTTCACGCCGACGAAAACGCTGGCCTCCTCGCGGATGTCTTCGGCTTTGACGATGACGGCCGGGACGTAGGTGATCATCGGATGCATGCGAGCCGCCTCGAGGCGGTGCTGGCCGTCGGCGGCGTGGTATCTGCCGTCTGGCTGCGGAACGAGCGTGAGTGCTCCGAACAGCCGCCAGGTGAACGTCCGGACCATCTCCTCGACCTTGTTCAGATCGAGCGGCCGCTGATAGGTTTCCTCGACGCCGATCTTGTTGACCTCGATCCAGTCGAGAACCGGCACCTCGCCGGGGTCGGATAGTGCGCCTTCGTCGATCATGCTGACCTCCCTACCGCCGCTATGGGTTTGTCCGTTTTTCTCATCACCAAGATGTGCCTGGATCCGAAACAGACACGCTCTGCCGCGGCGCTTGGCTTAAAAGCCTTGATCGGCGGGCAGACACCACCAGAACCGATTGTTCCGGCGGATTGCGCAACGACAGCGCTGCCGTCAGGCAAGAGGAAAGCCTCGACGTCAAAAGCAAGGTCTATCGTTCCGTCGAACCCTGATGAGGCGAACGGCCGCAAAACACGATCGACATCATCCCGCCAGGGGCCGTCAGTCCAGACGACGCAGATCGAACCATCGCCTGCTCGATATCGACGCGTAGTGACGGAGAACACGACGCCTGGGAATAGGCGACGCAAGAGTTTGCGAACAATCTTCGCGGTGTCGATAAGGTTGATCGAGCGCGTCATGCGGCAACCGCCTGCGGATGCAGTTCCCGCGCTTTCGCAAGAGCCTCCATAAACAGGCCGTGATCGACCCAGTGCTTTTCCTTCATGTGTTCCGGCCACATGTCCCGGTGAACTTCGTGGGCGGCGATCCAGTATCCTGTCGCCCCTGGCACTTCCTCCAGGGCGAAACTGGTCACGCGCCACTGACTGTTGCGCCACAACTCAACCTCACCTTCGAGGAGGCGGTTTTCGTCAAATCCATGCTCGTCACGCGTCATAGGTCTTCCTCTCTTCCAAGGGGTTGATAACTGTTGGGGATTTGCTCGAAACGGCGATCTGCGCCGACGAACTGAAGCTTGATCGACCCGACCATGCCGCACATGGGCTGGCGGCGGATCTTCTGCGCGATGGCGAAAGTCACGCTCTTCTGGTAGTCGCGGTATATGACAATCCCGGCATCCGCCTTGTTGCGCCAGTGCGCACTGCCGGCCAGGTCGTACAGCTGCGGCACCGGCTCCCGACCGTCTACGACACCACCGAGTTTTCGAGGGTGAACTACCATCCAGACAGTGCAGTCGTGCAATTTGCCGAACCGCTTGCATTTCGAAATCAGCTGCGAAACGAATTCCGTTTCGGTCAGCTTGTCCGGCCGGGATGCCTCGATCTCGTTGTAGGGATCGAAAATGACGTTCCTGACGCCGTACCTGATCACGGCCGCTCGGGCGCGCTCCAGCAACCAGTCAATCGACGGCGTATGCTCCAGCGAACCGATGATGAAAACCCGGTCGCGCAACCAAAGCATTGCCGCCGTGACATCGTCTTCGGACATCCGGGCGTTCGGCCCGTCATAGAACGGATTGCCGGCCCAGATTTCGCAAAGGTCAGCTATCTGATTTGCGTGCCCGGTCTCCGGCGAGAAGATTGCCCACTTCTCATCGCGAAGCCTGGCCGTTTGGATGATGACCTGCGACAGCCAACGCGATTTGCCGTGGTTCGGAATTCCGGTCAGGCAGATGAACTGACCGGGGATGTACTTGAACGCCCGGTCCATCTCGGGCCATCCGGTGGAGACCGGTTGAGGTCCGCGGCCGTGGTAAAGGTCCATGACGTCGATCGCGAAGTCCTCGACATCGTGAAGCCCTTCGAGCGGCCAAGGCTCCGCAAATTCGACCGCCTTCCGTAACTCTTCGGCGCCGAGCTTCACAAGGCATTCGTTGCCGTCCTTGATCCCCGCCGGCATCTTCACCCGATAGGAGCGGTCCTTGCCGACACGCTTGGCGATCTGCTGCGCCAGCAATTCACCGGGCTTGTCCATGTCGGATGCTATCAAAACGCGCCGAACCTGCGTGATCAGTTCCCAGTGCGTGCCGAAAGGCTCATAGCGCTTCTCGCTTTCCTCTTCCTTCGGCGGCGCCCCATTCGGCAGCGAAACGACGTGGACGAAGCCGGCCTGGACGAAAGTCATAACATCGACTTCGCCCTCGCAGATGATCAGATCTTCGCCGGCGCCGATGCTGTCGGCGTTGAAGAATACCGGTTCCGGGTCTTTCTCCTGCCTAAAATGCTTCTCGACAGTGCGATACTTGACGTTGCGAAGCTCCCCGTCCCACTCGTACGGGAACGCGATGCAGTCCTCTTCCCGTTCGGTCTGCGGGAACCAAACGCGGGTCTTGTACACGCCGAAGCGTTCGACGATTTCCCGCGATATTCCACGCTTCTGAAAATAGGCGATTAGCGTATCGGGCTGATCGCAGCGTGCGGGCCGAACCGGTTTTTTATAAACTCGGCTTTCCCGTGCCGGCCGATATCCCTCCCCGCCCGTCGCGCCCGAAAACTGGCAATGATGGCACAACCAGACAGCACGGCCGTCGTTCTCGATCGTCACCGACAGGCAAGGATCGTTTTTCTTCCGGCGGCTGCTGCTGCAGCTGGGGCAAATGGTTTTGTGGCTGCCGGGCTTCTCGTCCCGGAGACGGATACCGTGCTCGGCAAGTGCGGCGCGAGTGTCAGTCATCGTCCGCGCCCTCCCCCGAACAGGAAGTCGTTCGTCAGGTGGCCGTCCTCACCGCGGCCGTCACGGGGCTTTCCGGCTTCGTCGAGTTTGCCCTTGTACCAGTTTCGCCATGCTGCCCGCCAATCGAGCTTGGCGCCGTTCTTGCTGGACAGCGACCAGTTTTTCATCCGCTCGGCTTCGGAGATGGCCCTTGGCCTCGACATGCCAGCGTCGACCGCTTCGTCGATCCATTCGTCCGGGCACTGCCAATCCGGCGACAGCCGAAAAGCGCGTTTTTTGGAAGAAACGTTAGTTTCTTCTTTTATTAAACTCTGAGCTTCTGAGTTTGGCATAACGACCGCATTGCGCTCGCTTTGCGGATGCTCATTATGCGCATTGTTTTGTCTACGTTTTTCCCATCCTGCTTTCGCGGCAGAAGAATTTTGCTCCTGCATTTTTGCGCGCTCTCTGAACGCATTTTCGCAGCGCTCATTCCACAGGCCGCATTTCAATCGGATGATTTTCCCATCGCCGACAAGGCCGTCGAGCACCTTCGAAAACGTCCTGCGGTCGCTCCCGCACATCCTGGCAAGACGCTCTTCCGTCTGGTCCAGCGCGTGCCCCCTGGCATACATTTCCATAAGCAGAACGGTGTAGACTCCGATCTCGTGCGCCTTCATCCCGCGGATGCCGCCGACAAAATCATCCTGATACCACTGGATGTACGGCAACACGCAGTGCTCGTAGCTCGGCACATAGTCAGGGTTCATTGCGCCGGCTCCCCGCGCCCTGGCGCTCCTGTCGATCGCACCAGCGCCAAGCATCGTGGATGCTCTTAGCCTCCTTATCCCAGTCGTAGCGCGGCCCGTACCATTCGAGCTTGTCGCCGAACTTCAATGCGCGGCGCAGGAACAGCCGCCCGAGATCGGATTTCGGGAGCCGAACAACATTGGCGACAAAGCGCACTGTCGCCGACGGCGGCCGCGTCTTGTGGACTGGGAAAACGACGACACCGTCGCGCCTGGTAACGGTGATCATGCGAACGCCCTCCTGCAAAGGCGATACGATGCCGCCAGCTGCACGGCCTCGACGATCTGATCGCCGTCAAGGTCGAACCGCTCGCGGAGTTCGCGGCGGAGGCCGTCTTTCAGCTTCGCCTGGTCGGCGAGCCGCATCGCGGCGTTGGTGACGGACTCGGAGGTCGGGGCGGCCGTCATGCGGACACCGGAGGACTAGAGCAAACCCCGATGGAGGCCGTGGGGACTACGAAAAACCATTGATCATCCCATTTCATAGCCAAGCGGATTGCGGCGGTCCTGATCCTTGACATCTCCGCCTGTGAAGGAGCCAGGGTTCCCGCCTCCCATTTGGACACAGTTCCCTGCGTCACACCCGCAAGCCGCGCAAAATCAGCTTGGGTTTGTTTGAATACGTCAATTCGAATATGTGCTATCGGTCGCATAATTCGAATATATGCCCACCGGAATTAACGAGCAAGCAATATATTCGTTTTAGAATACAGATATGCGAAAAATATGAGGAAGCCCCGTGTCAACAAACATTGCAAAGCTGGTTTTTAACGCCAGACGCAAATTGCGGATGAAGCAATCCGAGTTAGCTGTCGCTCTAGGAGTGTCTCAAGGAAGCGTTTCAAAATGGGAAGCAGGTAGAGAGAGCCCGCGAGCGGAAACAATCGAGAAACTCAAAGAACTCGCTGGCATGACTTCCGAAGACGCGACCCATAAATTTTCGGAAAAAGCGCTTGCTATTGTGGACGTGCCCTACAGGGGCCGTTTTTTTGACAATACCGGAAGTGAGCCGGTAAATTTTGAAGAGCAGGCGACTATCCGAGTGCCTATTGATACACGCATCGATCCCGCAAATCTGGAAGCTTGGCGCGTTTTGGGAACCTACCAGAACTTACCTCGAGATTTTGTCGGGATTTTCGAGCTGGCTACAGCGGAAGAGTTGCTATCCTCTTACAGACACGCTTTTCGCCACTACACGATGCTTTACACGTTTCTGGGGAGGGACGAAACAATCCGATATTCTTTAGGCAAAATTCGGGGAATTGTTGCACGAAAGGACGGCGTTGACCTATCACGATTTTATCTCTGGCCGATCGACAGGAAGACCCAGGATCTAAGCCTCCCCATGAACATTGAATTGGACGGGACAGTTGCAGGTGGCGCCGTGAAATTGATCGGCATTTTGACACATGTGATTTACGAGCCTGATAACCGAGACTGATAAGGTCTTCACGACAAGAAAATTCCAATTCGAATTTTCCTCTTGATATAAATTCGAATTGGAATACGATTACTCATCACCGGCCGCGACTGAGCCCGCGAAAGCGAAGTTTGCGAAACGCCGCCGGGTCAACGATGAGGAACACCCATGTCGATAACCGACGAAGAGAAAAAACTGATCGGCAAGGCCATTGCGGCCAAGCGCGCCCAGGCCGGGCAAACTCTCGCGGTATTCGGCGGTGCCCTCGGCATAACGCCATCCGCTGTCCACTATTTAGAGGCCGGGACCACTGTCCCGAGCACCGACACTCTGGTGAAGCTGCGCCGCGAATATAGCCTCGATCCGCTGATGTCGATCGCCAATCCGGATTATCGTGTGGAAACGGCCGACAACGACGCTCTCCGCGAAGCCTATCTGGAAGACAACTTCGGCACTTCGCATCGCGGTGATGCAAAGCCCTCGCATGTGCATGCGAGTGATGCGCGCGAGGACGATTGGATAACCCAACAAGAACTCCATATGCAGAGCATCGCCGACAATTCCGGGTCCATGGTCGAGGATGCGATCGAGCTTCATGCCGCGCTGGTCGCCGAAGACGACAAGCTCTATACTGCCGACGGGAAGCCGCTGGCCGACAAGGCCACGCTCGACGCATCCTGGCGCCGAGAGGTTAAGGCCTTCAGGATCTTGGCCCGGATGCAGTGCAGGACCGCAGAAGAAGCGCAGGTGAAGCTGCGATACTTCCTGCGGCAGGCAGAACCCGACGAGTATTCCAACATCGAGAAGCTGACGCTCGACGCCTATGTCGACGAGGCCGACAAGGGAACTGGATGCGGCGATCTGACCGCAGACTTCCTGCAGTCGCTGCTGGTGGAGCGGGTGTGATGTGCCAGCGGAAGCTATTTCTCCGGCTTCTGTTTGGATCGGTAGAACTCCCGAAGCTTCATCCATTGTTCGGCCCGCTTGCTATTCGATGCCATAGCAGGGTCGACAACGGCGGCGTCTATGCGTTCGATTTTCCCACCGATTGCGTCACCAATCGCCTGCAGATGCGCCATGATTTCATCCCAGCTTTGCGGATGACCGTTCGCGTCGAGGAGCACATAAACCGTATTTTCGTCGGTGAATTGTTGCGTTGCCCATTCTTCCCAACTTGCGGCCTGTCGGGCGTTGTCCCTAAGTGCCCCATCCAACGATTGCTCAAGCTGCGCAGATCTCGCCTGGTCGGCTCTCAAGGCCTGGTTCTGAGCTTCCAAAATAGTCAGCTGCTCCACGAAGGCGGAACGTTCAGTCTCTGCATCGAAGGAATAATGCAGGCGGTGAACGATTTCCGAATTCAAAGACCGCTTGCTGTTTGCGGCAGATTTTTCAATCGCCGTTTTGAGTTCTTGAGGAAGCCGAAGCTTCATTTGGGGATCATCTCTGGTCATGGCAAATTATGAACCACCGTGGTCTTGACTTCAATGGACCACCGTGGTTTATCATGCAAATACTAACGAGAGGTTATCATGAAAGGTGCCCGACAGTTACCGCAGCAAATAATCAGGCTTCCGCTCGATGTGAAAGCCTTTGTCGATGAGCAGTCCGAACGTTACGGCAGCTCGCAGAACAGCGAAATCGTCCGCGCCCTACGGGAGCGGATGGACAGAGTGCAGCGTGAGGAAATGCCGGCTCCGGCCGGGGAATAGCAGGTAGGGGCAGCAGTCGCCAAACGTCGCCCCATACCTGAAAACCATTTTCAACAAAGGATGCCAAAATGGACAGCCAGTCCAATAGCACACCTGTGCCGACAGTTCAAATCGGAGAAGAGCAAAACACCCCGCTTCCGAAAGTCATGGACGGGAATATCGGCGGCCACCTGGTGAAAGCGGTCGATGGCCGCGAGGTTCATCGCTTCCTGCAGTCGAAGAAGGATTATTCCAGTTGGATGAAGGACCGTATCAAAAAGTACGGCTTCGTCGCGAACATCGACTATGTGGTTTTCACCCAGATTGGTGAAAACCCTTCAGGTGGTCGGCCGGCGACGGAGTATCTTCTTTCCATCGGCATGGGTAAAGAGCTTGGGATGATCGACCGATCGGCGCGAGGCCGGGAGATCCGCAAATACTTCATAGCCATCGAGGAGCGGCAGAACGCGCAGAGCGCCCGCCCCATCAGCCTTGCTGAAATGGCGCTGCAGAACGCCCAGGCTCTGGTAGATATGGAGCGTCGCCAGGCCGAACAGCTGACTGAGCTTGTTGCGCAACGGGCCGATATTACTGCGGCCCGCGAGGATATTGCCGAAATCAAGCAGGCGCACACCGTGCTTCCCAAGATGCCCTCTGACTGCGAAGGCATCGAAAGGATCAGGGCGCGCATGAACGACCTCTACAAGCTTTCCGTTCCGGTCGTTGACAAGATCATGCGCGACAGTCCCTTGGCGCCGACGATCCGCGTTCTTGTCCGCAATCCTCACGCTGAAGGCGTGCACAACGCGGGCTTCGCCAAGAAGGAAGTCTCGGCAATCTTCAAGCGCTTCGTCAGCGAATGCGTTCACTCTGCGGGGAAACTCTATACGCACCCCTATATCGTTGGACGCTTTCAACTCGTGAAAGGCGGTGACGAATGATCCGCGCCAAAGAAATCATGCTGCTGCTCGAAATCGCCGACCGGGCAATCCTGGCCGACGCGGCCACGGCAAAGCGCCGTCGGGCCGAAGCCGAGCTTCGCCAATCCTATAAGGCTTGGAAGATCGAAAACCGCGTTGACGACTTCATGCCCGCCGGCTCCGCGGATCTCGAAAAGATGCGCAGCGCGACCGAAGAGGAATTCGTCCTGCTCGGCGAGGCGAAGGCGGCTGAAGCGAATGCTCGTCGTCGCCTTGAAACATCTGTCCGCCGCTATCGGGGAGTTGTCGAAAATGGTTAAGGCTCCGAAGATGGATCAATCGCGTCGATCGTACATCATGACCCGCGTTGCTCTGATGTTCGACGAGCATTCGGTCACCGACGATGAGGTGACCGAGCTCTTCAACACCCCGCACAAATTCCATCAGGATTTGACCATGGCGCGCCATGTGACCGGCGCCGCCCATGCTGTGGCAGAAGCCACCTATCAACGGCTCATCGAAGAAGCCAGGGCGATCTGGGGCGACGACGCAGCGGCCCAGCTGGCTGACAAATTCCAGATGGCAACGCCCGCAAAGAAATAATCGACCGGCTCAATTTTGAGCCGATCTCCACCGTTTCAAATTCTCGGAGAAACCACCATGCCGAACACATCAGTTCCGGCCACCGGCGAAGCCGTGCCCGCGGGCGCCGCCGATCCGCTCCTGTCGACCATCCTCAGCTACCGCGACGGCTGCAAGGCCTACGCTGACGGCCTGACCGAAGAGGATATCGACAATGACGATACCCTTTTCGAGCGGACCTATGGCGAGCAGATGCGCGCGCTCACCGCTTGGCAAGATCCAGCCACCACGCCGGAAGGCGCGATCGAGGCTCTTCGCCTGATCAAAGATGAGCGGATGATCACCGAACCAATGGGCGTCGCCATGGTCGACGCGGCTATCGGCTATTTGGAAGGAAAGGCGGTGCAGCAATGACTTCGAACCTCTTCCCGTCACTCACGGTGTCGATCAACCGCGAGCGATACGAACCTTCTGACCTGTTCTATTCCCTCCTTGACCTACATCATCTTGCGAAGACGATGGTCGGGTTCATGTCCGAGATGGATTACGGGACCAGCGACAATCGCAACCGTGATCTGGATAGGGCCTTTGCACTCGCAAAAATCGTCTCTGACCACGTCCATTTGGTCACGGTTATGGCAGCCACGTTGGACGGAGGCCCCGGCGAAGTAGGGAATATGCTGTCATGACCCCCACCCTCTGGACACTGATTGTAACCTACTTCGAAGCTCAGGTAGCGTGGGAAGCCATTTTCGATAAGCCCCAAGACAAAGACGGCGCCAGTCCGGAATTTATCAAGATGGACGAGGTGCAGCGGGAAATCATTGAGTACCGTTGCCAGTCGCTCGCTGAAATTTCGGTGAAGGCTTCCTTCTTACTCAACGATGACTCGACAATGGATCGCCTCATCAATTGCAAGCGCAACGGGGAGCCGGTCATTAACTTCCTTTTGCGGTCGATGATCGTCGAGGAGGAGGAGTGATGGCTCACCCGCTCCTCACACAGGCCTCGTGCGCCGTCGCTGGTGACATCGCCGAAGTAAAGGCCATCGCTAACCACCTCGCTCAGGTCATGAAACGCATTCATGGTCTCGAATGGCGGGTCGAGATCGAACACGATCCAGAGGTCGCCATGGTCCTCGTCGTTCCGAAACTCGATGAAGAGGGGCGTCGATGAACCAGATCCTCAATGAAGCGATCGACCGCGGCTGGCTCGCAATCGCTCTTATCCGCGTCTGCCAGGCGGCTTGCCACGACACGGCGAACGGCCTGCGCGATCAGAAGGACATCTATCTCGGTGGCGCCCTCTGGCAGGTGTTGACGCATGCGCAAGAGATCCTGGACCGGAACCAGGACTTCTTGCTCGAGCGCATGGAAGCCATCCTTGAAGCTGAAATCTCGCAGGATGGCCCTGTGGATAATGGGGAAAACTCGTGATGACGGACTATGAGCGCCACGACACGAAAACCGCGAATGCCGAAGCCAAGGCAGCATTTATCGAACTGGTGAAGGCAATGGCCCGCGCGCAGGCTCGTATTGACCTGCTGCCCCCTGCCCCCGTCAATGACAACGACAATGGAAAGGGCACCAGGGGATCAGCATGAAGCGCGCTGTCATTTACGCCAGATACTCGACGGACCTGCAAAACGATGCGTCCGTCGAGGACCAGATCAGGATATGCACGGCCCTCGCCGAAAGGCAGGGGCTGTCTGTCGTCGGAGAGTATCACGACCGAGCCAAGTCCGGCGCCTCGATGTTCGGCCGCCCAGGGCTGGCGAGCATGATGCAGGCTGCCGAGCACGGCGCTTTCGAAGTCGTCATTGCCGAAGCGCCCGACCGCCTGTCACGCGACATCGCGGATCTTGGCTCCATGCACAAGATGCTGACGTTCCGAGGGATCGAGCTTCATTGCGTCAACGGCGGGAAGATCGACACGATGCAGGTCGGGCTTTACGGCCTGGTCGGCCAGATGCAGCGAGAGGAAGGGGCGAAGAAGGTCCGACGCGGTATGGTCGGTGTTGTTCAGTCCGGCAGGAGCGCCGGCGGCCGCAGCTACGGCTATCGTCCGGTACCGGGGAAGCCCGGTGAGCTTGAGATTGTCGAATCCGAGGCGGAAGTGATCCGGCGGATCTTCGATTATTTCGCGGCCGGCATCTCGCCCAGGACGATAGCGGGGAAACTCAACGACGAAGGGGTTGCTCCGCCCCGTGGCACGAAATGGAACGCATCCACGATCAACGGCAACGGCGCACGTGGCTATGGCATCCTGAGAAATCCGCTCTATGCCGGCACGCTGGTCTGGAACCGGGTCCGGATGATCAAAGACCCGTCCACGGGAATGCGCGTATCACGGCCGAACGATGAAGCCGATTTTCAAAGGCAGGAAATGCCTCACCTTCGGATCGTCTCAGACGAAATTTATCATGCCGTCCAGCAGCGCAAAGAGGCTCGGGGTGGCAAGCACGCCAAAACGACAGCGAAGGGCAAGCGCCTGCTGTCCGGACTGCTGAAATGCGGGAAGTGCGGAGGGGGATTGTCGATCGTTGGCGCAGACCGGAGCGGCCCGCGTGTCGTCTGCAGCACCCACAAAGAATCAGGCACCTGCGACAACAATGCTCGCTACTACGTGGAGAAGATCGAGCGGAAGGTTATCGACACTCTGCGGATGCAGTTCGCCGACACCGATGTTATTGACGCCTACGTCAAAGAATACGAGGCCGAGCAGAAGCGGGCGACGCTGGAACGGCGCAAGGGACGTGCCGCAGCCGAAAAAGGCCTACAGGAGGCCAAGGACGCTATTTCCGCAGTGGTCCTGAAGCTGGCGAAGGGTCTGATCGAAGATGACGACGCAGCGGCCATTCTGCCGGGTCTGCGTGCGGAGCGCGAAAGGTTCAAAGCCGAACTCGAAGCGCAAGAGCCGGAACAGAGGGTCATCGAGATCAAACCGAAGGCGATTGAGAAGTTTCGGGAGAGCGTCACGCGCATCGCCGACATCCTAACGAGGCAGGACGGCGAATTCCATATCGACCTGATGAAGCACTTCCGACAGGTAATTGCCGCTGTCATCGTCCAGCCCCGCCGCCCTGGCGAGGAATATCAGATCGAAATCAAGGGATATTTGTCCAGTTTGATCAGCCCGGACTTGTCGGCTGTTATAGTGGTAGCGGGAGAGGGACTTGAACCCCCGACACGCGGATTATGATTCCGCTGCTCTAACCACCTGAGCTACCCCGCCATATCCGGGCCGAAAGAGGCGTTTTGTGCCCGGCCCGTCTGGATGTGCGGCTTATAGAATCCCCGCACCTCCAGTGTCAAGCGCCTGATTGGGGAAAACTTTCCGGTCTTGCGCGATTGGCTTTCATGCCGCCACGGGTGTTGCGAGCAGGGCGCGCAGGCAGGCCTCTGCATCCGCGGCGCGTTCGGAACGCTCGATGAAACCGCCGCCGTAGACGCGGGCGTCCGGCCCCTCGGCCGAATAGAGGACGCAGGCCTGGCCCGGCGCCACGCCCGCCTCGCCGACGGAAAGATCGACATGGATGCCGCTATCGTCCGCATGCAGCACAGCCGGTGCCGGCGGGCGGGTGGAGCGCACCTTGGCGAAGCAGGCAAAGCCGTCGGCGGCTTCGCTGCCGAGCGGGCCGTCGCCCAGCCAGTTGACGTCGCGCAGATAGACCCGGTGGGTTTCCAGCGCTTCCTTCGGGCCGACGATGACGCGGCGCGAGCGGGCGTCGAGATAGACGACATAGAGCGGATCGCCGGTGGCGATGCCGATGCCGCGGCGCTGGCCGATGGTGTAGTGCAGGATACCGTCGTGGCGGCCGAGCACGCGGCCGTCGAGATGGACGATATCGCCGGCCAGCGCCGCGTTCGGCTTCAGCTTGGCGACGATGTCGGAATATTTGCCCTGCGGCACGAAACAGATGTCCTGGCTATCCGCCTTCTTGGCGACGACGAGACCCATGTCTTCGGCGAGCGCCCGCGTTTCCGCCTTGGAGAGATGGCCGAGCGGGAAACGCAGGTAGTCGATCTGTTCCTGCGTCGTGGCGAACAGGAAATAGCTCTGGTCGCGATCGGAATCGATCGGCCGGTAGAGGCTGCGGCGGTTCGGCAGGCCCGGAGCGGGATTGGGCCGCGAGCGGATGTAGTGGCCGGTCGCCAGCGCGTCGGCGCCCAGTTCCCGCGCCGTCGCCAAGAGGTCGGCGAACTTGACGGTCTGGTTGCAGGCGACGCAGGGGATCGGCGTCTCGCCGGCGACGTAGCTTTCGGCGAAGGGATTGATCACCGTCTCGCGGAAGCGGGCTTCGTAATCGAGCACGTAATGCGGAATGCCGAGCGTTTCGCAGACCCGGCGCGCATCGTCGATATCCTGGCCGGCGCAACAGGAGCCGGCGCGATGCACCGCGGCGCCGTGATCGTAGAGCTGCAGGGTGATGCCCAGCACGTCGTAACCTTCGCGCTTCAGCACGCCGGCCACCACCGAGCTGTCGACGCCACCCGACATGGCAACGACGATGCGCGTGTCTTCGGGCTTCTTGTCAAAATCGAGCGTATTCAC